GCGAACAACCAAAAAGTATGGCTCAAATTTTTTCTCACCAATGATTCTTAACTCTTCATCAAGGCGATCTAGATATTCTTGATTGCTATCAAGTCCACGTTCTGCTAATCCCTCAAGTGCAAGTTTCTTTAGTTCTTCTGCAGGTTTACGATATTGGGCAGGTAGCAAATCAAGACCATTATGAATTTCATAATCTTCTACCTTGTTATATATATCAATAGTTGATTGAAACATTTCTTCATTTTCAATTCCCTGTTTTGCCATGCATTCCCTCATTTCTTCATATGAAAGAAGGTGAATATCAAAAGAGCGGAATGACATTTGTCTATCTGCACCATACAAATAATCAAGTCTATCCATCATATCCTTATGTTTTTTAGATTTATCGTATGTTACATCTTTTTGTAATTTTGCGTGGGTATTCAAAATCAACATTAACTCTTGAATTTCTTTTTGGCTAGCGTCAGAGTGGTGGCAGTCAGGTGTTACGACAATATTTACACCCATAGATTTTGCCAAATCAATTAATCCTTTATTTACCTTTTCAGGATTATGTGGCATTACTTCAATATAATAATCATCTTTAAAAGTATTTTTAAACCATGCTACGTGTTTCTTTGCTATGGCTAGTTCATCTAGTTCTACCGCCTTTGCTATCCAACCACTAAGACAGGCAGAAGTTACAATTAGCCCTTCCTTATATTTTTCTAATGTTGCAAAATCAAATCTTGGCTTACTAAAAAATCCATCAGTCCAAGCAATTTCATTAATCTTATTTAGATTCTCAAGACCCTGTTGGTTCTTGGCGAGAAGGACAATATGATGATAGTTTTGATCAAGTGGGTCAGTGCGATCTGCCTTTGCCCTCTTATCAGCCATATCTGTTGTCATATAGCCTTCTACGCCAAGTATAGGCTTAATACCTGCTTCTTTCGCAGTACGATACATCTCACGGTGCCCAGAAAGAGTTCCGTGGTCTGTGATAGCAATTGCTGGCATACCCAGTTCAACTGCTCTTTTTACATATTCCTGCGGAGTAGCCACACCATCCATTAGAGAATAATGGGTGTGGACATGAAGCCCAACGTAGTTCATTTATTACCAATCAATGTTTGTAGCAGTTGTAGATGGAGTATCAAATCCAAAGTAAAAAGCTTCTTGCTCTGGATATGGAACTTCACGAACTACCTTTTCAAGATTGAAGTATTCATGACCTTCCCACTTATGTGGTTCAGTATCTGGTGTTGATGGAATAAGAGTGTAATTGGTTTCAGTGCCTTGACCATTACGCTTTAGTTTCCAAACAAGATTTGAAATGCTACCCGTTTCCAGTGCATATTCACGAATTGTATTGAATGCTGATTGCTTGCTGATTCCTTGTGACCATACTGCAATATATGGATCCTCTGTACCGTCATCAACAAGAACATTTGTATAGAAACGAAGACGTGCTCTCCAACCACTCTTTGGTTCTTTACGAGCCATCTCGCAACCAAAGCAACGACCTTCAGATTCCTGAGTACATGCTGCTTTGCGCTTATAGTCTTTTGGATTTGTGTGTTCAGATACTACAACCGCAAGACCACGATCTTCGTTATAGTTTGCTGAATCAGAATCTAGTTCGTTTACAAAACGAATCTTTGCTGCTTGTCCGTCAGCTAATTTTACCCAACGAACTTTGGTTCCTGTGCTTTCATATTTTGGCTTTTCAACTAATGCGTTGATGTTCTTAAGCCCTTTTACTATAGTCATTTTTTCTCCTTATATAAGTTTTTCTATTTTAGCATAGCAATGATAGAGTTGTCAAACTGATATTCAAGTTGTCTAATAGCATCATCATTCATATCACCAATATCTTTATATTGTTTATCTAGTTTAATTACTGTTATTAATGACCCTAATTTCTCAGTTAGGCGGTCAGCCATAATTGAGCCAGCTTCATCATTGTCTGCAACAAGTACAACATTATTGAAGTACTTTTCTAATAGTTTCATCTGGCTTGATGAAACATTAGCACCCAGCGTAGCTACTGCTGGGAATCCTACTTGATCTAATCTAATAGCATCAAAAGATGATTCTACAACATAAACAACCTTTGATGATTTTACTCTATGTAAATTAAATAATATTTTACTCTTGGGTAATCCTGGAGTATTTTTAAATTCTTTTCCTTCTATGGTTCTTGCAACAAATCCTATTGTCATACCGTCTGGAGATTGCATGGGAATAACAACTGAGTCTTGCTTCTCTGAATATCCTAAATCAAATTTAACAATAGAGTCTTGATTTATTCTACGACCCTCAAAGTATGATACAGCCCTTGGAGATTCTAGAGCCTGTTTATTTAGTCTCTTTATTAGCAGTTCGTCATACTGCACAAAATCTGGTGCAGCATACAAAGCTTTATTAACTACCGCCTCAAGATCTGTCTCTACCTCTTTGCTTTTAACATATCTAATAGCTTCAAAATATGTTCTGCCAGTTGTATGCATAATTAATTCTGTTAAATTTTTTGTAGTTTGACAGCCAAAACAAAAGAATAATCCAGATTCTTTAGATACTTCTCCAGCAGGTGTACGATTATTATTATGGTATGGGCAAAAAATAATATAGTCAGTGCCGTATTCAGCCTCTATATCTATTCCTGCGCCTGTTAGTACTCTGTGTATTTGTTGTGTTGTGTATATTTCTTTAACCATTTTTATCTTCGTAATCTTTATATCTGTAATATCCTTTGTCAAAATCTACCTGTATTAAAAAGTCTCCCATGAATCCATTACGATTTTTTCTAAACGCACATTCAATTATATCACTATTGGCTGCACGACCAAGTGCTAAAACCCAGTCAGCGTCGTATGCAATTTGGCGTGACCAAGCAGTTTGGCCTAGTGTTGGAACAGTGCTCATATTAGTAACATCGTCTGGTGTAGCAGAAGAAATTGCAATAATTGGAACTTCTTCACTAATAGACATAAGCTTTAATTCACGAGAAAGATTTTTCATACGAACCGTTTCATTATCAGACTTTTGATTTGGAGACATTAGCTGTAGATAGTCTACAATTACAAAGTCTGGACGGTATTGATCAATCTTTCCACGAATAACAGATGGTGTAATTTCTCCACCGCTATCATTAGAAATAATATGGAATGGTGGCTTTCCAGCAATTTTATTTTCATGCCACTTTCTCATCATATCTATTTCAACATCACCATTTGATATCTTGCGATGCGACCATAAGCCTTCACCCATAATCGCAAATACACGATTACGAACTTCTGTTTCAGACATTTCAAGGCTAATAATCATTGGGGTCTTACCTTGCTTCCATGCTTGTACAGCAAAGTAAAGAGCTAACCAGGACTTGCCAATACCTGGATATGCCAAGAAAATCCCCAATTGACCTGGCATAATTCCTGAAGGAAGGTAATTATCAAATCCTGGTAGTCCTGTTCGGATACCGATCTTTCCTAACTCTTGTTGCTTTTTTACATTCTCAAAATATGCAACTGCAGATTCAAGATCTGTCGCATCCACGTCTCTAATAGCAGATGTATTCTTTTTTAACTCTGATGTTTTTGTAATTAATTGCTCAAGTGCTTTTACTCCTTGACCGCCCTGTACATCAGTAGCAGCATTACGAATAATATCTTTAAGGCTATCATTTAGGTAATCTGCCTGTAGTTCTTCTAGATGATGCTTAGTTGTACCTACGCCAGCAACTGGAACAAAGTCTCTAAACTTTTCTACCACCAATGCATTAGGTGGAACCGTTCCGTTTGTCTCAGCATATCTCTTTATAAAATTCCAGACATCGTTATGAGTTCTTAAAAGTCCATCTATGTTTGCTTGAAGCAAAACATGTATCTGTTTATCTTCTAGTACTGCACTAATTACTTTTGCTTCTGAATTACTCACTTAACCACTTCCTTGCTAATTTTCTACGCTCTGCTCTTTCCTGAATATCTTGTTCTACTGCTGCTCTTCCATTTAAAATTTCCTGTGCATTGTATGCAAAAAAATTCCAAGATGGTGTCTGAGATACCTGAAAATAATAATCCAATAAGTCATAGCACGGAGCTAATCCATATGATTCAACAAGGGCATCTGCTGCCCATTGCTCAACATTTAAATTGAGATTAGACTTTTGCTCGTATCTCTGCAAATGTAATTTATTGTAGCGACTGAGCAAAGCCATTCGGTCTTTGCGATCTGCCACAATTATTCCTCAGTTAGTTCAGATTTTGCTTCTTGGACTTTTTCTACAACCTTGGCCTCAATAAAATCGTATACACGATCCATAGCTTCGTTTGTATTCTCGCCTTCACGAACATGGTCAATAACACCAAGATCTACTCGTAAAGATTGAAAGTTTCCTAGATTAAGTGTGTATCCAAGTGTTACAGATACCTTTGTTTCATTGCGTTCTTCCACTGCTGCCTCCTTCATAGGCTAATTTATGCTCTCTCCCCAAACAGGTATAAACCTGCCGTCTTCAGTTTTTGTATAAACTAGTATACCATTGCCAATTTTTCTTGTCAACTCTTGACTAGTTGGCGTTTGATTATTTGTTATTAAATTATCTTTTCTTGGTCTTCCAATATGTATAGTAGCAAGTATATCACGAATATCTTTTACTTGCGACTCAGCGTAGTATGCTCTTACTTGCCAATTTCTAGTACCGCCAACTTGTGCACCTGTTGGTGGTGGAATGATTCCACGTTTAATCAATGATGGAAAATATTTACGATGCCTATTGACAAGTCTTGCAGTTTCTGCTACAGTAAAAGCTTTTTCTCTATTTTTTCTAAAATCGGTACGTAGACAAGTTTCTAATCTATCTTTAGTTATATTATAAACTGTAACTAGTCCAGTAGATCTAGAGCTGTGATGAAGTCTAACAAGATCTCCATTTAAAAAATAAATAGTTTTGTTGCCAGGAATTATAGGCTCGTTATTGTATTCTTGGCTAGTAATTTTTCCTTTGCCAGTAGCCATCTTCCTTCTCCTGACTCTGCGGGTGGATGAAAAAATTTCCTCGTACCGCACATAATGCAGAATGTCTCTAGATGATCAACACTACTGTATTGACGATCTATAAACACTCTACCATTACATTTTTTACAAAACATTTATTATTCTTCTAACCCAATCTTTGCTGCTATTTCATTAGAATAGTTTTCTAATGATTTTTCTTTTTCTTTTTGTTCATTCATCATTTGGGTAATTTCTGCTCTTAAAATAGCAATTTGAGTTTCATATGATGAAACTATTTCGCCTATGCGCTGTTGCAAGGCGGTAATAACTAATTCTGCCTTATCCATTTTATACCCCCAACTGTTATATTATGATAAAGAATCTAGCTCAGCATTTAATGCAGTAAGCTTTTTATCTAAATCTGAGATTTTTTCGTTTAGAGACGCAATTGCTTCCTGATCTGGGGAAGTTACTGCATTTTCTTCTATAATTGATACCTCTAGATTATACTTACTATACTCAACATTTTTCTTATGTTGATTAATAATTGAGGTCTTATCCTCATTGCTTAGTGTTGTCATTTTTCCTCCTAGTATATTATACCACCTACTGTTCAGTAGATAGTAGGTCCTTTTCCATATTTAAAGCTTGTATTTTTAGCTCTAAATCTTCTTTGATTTTTATACATTCCTCTAGTCCATAATCTGGCTCACCTATACCCGCATTTATTTGCTCTATATCTTTTTGATTAGCCTCATATATGTCAACTAGCTTTTCAATTCTATTTTCTATAATATTAAGTCTATCTAAACTATTCATTATGCTGATCCCGTTCCATAAATATTAATTGGTGAGTTGGTTCTATTTGTGGCATTGTTACGAACAATATTTGTGGTTATATACCCGCTAAATGCCCCCTGTCCAGATAATAATCCATACGCTCCTACTTCTA